AATACAATCCGAAAGGTAACGTTTACCCTACACCACATTACAATCAAGGATTAAACTACATAGAAAGTGACATACAAATAAGCCGCCATATTTTAGGCAACGCTAAAGATGGATTTGTACCTTCAACGCTTATCAATTTGAATGGTGGAGAACCCCAGGAAGAGGCAAAGGAAGCGGTTGAAAAAGGAATAAAAAAGAAGTTTACAGGTAGCGAGGCCGACAGGGTAGTAATCATGTTTAACAAATCGAAAGATAACGCCGCCGAAATTGTTAGTCTGGCATCAACAATGCTAACAAAAGAGGATTTTACCAATATCAACAAATTAATTCAGCAGGAAATTTACGCCGCGCATTCGATTACTTCACCCGTTCTTTTTGGTATTCAATCAGATGCAGCGTTCGGAAGTGGCAACGAAATTCGTGATGCTTACACCGTATTTAATAACGTGTACGTAAATTCTAAGCAGCAGCAATTTGAGCTAGTTTTCAACAAATTGATGCATTACACAGGCATAGCTGAAGAGTATGAAATACAACCCGTAGAACCTTTGGGATTTGAATTTAGCGAGATTATACAATCGCAAAATTTAACTAAAGATGAGATACGTGAAATGATGGGCAAAGCACCGCTTGACCCTTCAATAAAAACACAGGCGCAAATTATATCGGATAATATTAATGCACTTTCTCCACTCGTTGCCAATAAGGTTTTGGAATCAATGACCGCAGATGAAATCAGAAGCCTTGCTGGATTAGTTCCAAAAAGTTCAATACCTGTTACATCAGATGGAAGTATGCCATTACCGACTACAGAAGTTAATGCAAACCTAGCCGCTATGACTGGCCGACAGTTTCAGCAACTTGAAAGGATAAAAAGAAAGTTCGAGGCTGGCAAACTTACACGCGATCAGGCCGCTATGATGCTTAAAAATTCATTCGGTATATCCGATGCAGATGTAGCCTTATTTTTGGATGTGAACGATGCGCAAAATTTTGAGTCACAGGATGAAATTGATTTTGCCATCTTGAATGAATTTGAAAATATTTACGAGAATTTAAGCGACTTCGAGATTGTAAAAAAAAAGCCTTTTAGCGAAGCCGAATATTTTGCAGACGTTCCTGAATTAACGCAAATCGAAAGCAACGTTTTAGACTTAATAAATAAGGACAAACGCATTACTCCCGAAGTTGCGGCGAAGGCATTGAATATTACAATTGAAGAGGCAGATGCAGCGTTCAAATCTTTGTTTCAAAAAGAAGTCATAAAAGTTTCTACAAAGAAAATCGGGCAAGATGAAATAATCGAACGTGAGCGCACAAGCAAAAAGATAGATGCACCGAAGCCGGGAAGCAAAACAATACTTTTGCGTTATACATATTCAGGCCCCGAGGATGACCGCAACAGACCATTTTGCGCACGCATGTTGGAACTAGCGAAAACGAAAGTTTGGAGCAGGGCAAACATTGAGCAGATAAGTGAGCGTTTAGGTTATTCGGTTTGGGATAGGCGCGGCGGATGGTTTACACTACCAACAGGCGAACACCGACCATATTGCCGTCATTCGTGGCAATCTTTAACAGTAATAAAAAAAAATTAGTATGAGCGCAAATATTTTATTTATTGGGGAGGCACTTTTGAAAAGTCGCACAGGGATGAGCGACAATATAGACGGCAAACAATTGAAGCCGCAAATTAAATTAGCGCAAGATATGTATGTTCAATCGGCTTTGGGCAGTACATTATATTTGCGTTTACAAAGTGGAATTGAAGCCGATAATTTAGGCGCAAATGAAATCACTTTATTAAACAATTATGTGACTGATTGCTGTATATGGTACACAATGTCATTGCTTCCGATGGCCTTAGGGTATCAATTTTTTTCAAAGGGAGTTTTGCAAAAAACCGCTGAAGAAAGCAACACACCAAGCAGGGCCGATCTTGAACTAATTTCAAACCAATACAAAGAAACGGCGGAATTTTACAAGCAAAGGTTAATCAATTATCTACGTGAAAATTATTCGCTTTATGCAGAATATTTTTCGCCCGGCAGCGGATATGATGTGATTTTTCCGGAATCGAAAGCATATACATGTCCTATTTATTTAGGTGACGTTCCCGGCTTTACACGTACCTACGGAAACAACAGCGCAGGCGGCACACCGCTTACTGTTTACATTACTCCCGATGCTGGTTTATCACAGTTTTATGTTAGTGAAATTGCCAACAAAATTGTGGTAATTGCAACCCGTAGCGGACAAGTGAAAGGAATCACAAACGCCAACACTACAAACACAATGTATCTGCAAATAAACGGTAATATTGTAACTTTGCCGGTGGGCGATTTAACCCAAACAGGCGAACTATTTACCTTCACTTATCGTTAGAAAATGTATAAAAAAAGTTTAATCGAAAAAGTACTATTTAAGGATGACATACAATCAATTAATAACAACATTGCAAAGCCTGTTGAGCAGCCACGCAATGATCAAAACAGTAAAGCACACGACGCCAAAGGAATGGCTACAAAGGGAGTCGCAAATAATATACCCGTGCGCAACATTCAGCATAAATAATGGAAGTTTAAATGTTGGATCAGAGCAGGTTTATACTGTACAATTTTTCTTTTTAGATAAAAGTGGGCTTGAAGCAGAATATGAACAGGATGTGACAAGTGATCAACTTCAAATAGCCTCGGACATTATCAATTATATGCGTATTGGAAGCAATGATTTTTTTATTGATGACAGTATTACATTTAATTGCATATCCGATAAATACGAGGATTATTTAGCCGGGGTAGAATTTACGATAAACATAACAACTCAATCCGATTTTTCAGCGTGCGACGCACCAATATTTTAAGTATGAAAAAATTAATCATAGCACTTTTTTTATTACCAATGTTTGCTGGTGCGCAAACTTACCAAGGCATGCCACAGGCGGGTTATGGCCCCGTAAAGCGGATGTTATTCGATTCCGTTCTAACTTTACCGCTTAACATTTTAAAGCTGCAAAATGTTACGGGAGGCCGTGATATAGGGCAAATTAGATACAATGTAAGCGATTCAAGTATTTACATTTACAGTGGGTACAGGTGGATAAAATCGGGCATTGATACAAGTACGATTTATTATAATCTAGGATTAAAATTGAATATTAGTGATACGGCTCAAATGATGGCAGCAGCTCCAAGAGTTCAGCGTTTTTTGGATAGTGTTACAAATTTAAAAAGTTCGATTGATTTAAAATTGAATAAAACGGATACGGCATCATTGAGTAACCGCATAAATTTAAAGGTAAATATTACAGATACGGCCGCAATGCTTGCACCTTATACGCTTACAACTACCACGGCGTTAAAATTAAATATTGCAGATACGGCTGCCATGCTTACACCCTACACTAGAGCCACGCAAACGGCATTAAAATTAAATATAAGTGATACGGCAAGTATGTTATCGGCCTACACAAGATTAACCGCTAATGCGCTTAAATTAAACATATCCGATACCGCAGCAATGATGGCAGCGGCCCCACGAGTGCAAAGGTTTTTGGATTCAGTTGCTAACTTAAAAACATCCATTGCAACAAAGCAAAATACGCTAACATTAACCACAACAGGCACAAGCGGAGCGGCAACGTTAACGGGGGCAACGCTGAATATTCCCCAATATTTAAGTGCAAATATTTATAATTCAGACGGAAGTTTGACAGGTGCAAGAACGTTAACATTAAATAGCCAACCGCTAACTTTTGCAGGCACAACATCAACACGATTTTTTGCAAATGGTAGGGTAACAATTGGAGGAATAGTAGACGCAGGATTTAAACTTGATGTGGTTGGAGGTGATGCAAGGATTAACCAAATGACGATTGGACTAGGTGGTGGAAGCATTGCAACGAATACAGCAATAGGATATCAATCATTAACGGCAAATACAATAGGTCTATATAATACTGCGCTAGGCTACAACGCATTAAAAACAGGGAACAACCATCAAACAACTGTAGCAATTGGGTATGCTGCTTTGGGAAATTCGGCTAGTAATAATGCAAACGTTGCAATAGGTAGCAACTCGATGGGAGTAACAACCGCAGCAGGGCAAGCAAACACATGTGTAGGATTTGAAACAGGCAAAAATTTAACAGGCGGTTATAATGCATTTTATGGGTGGGGAAGTGGTATCATATGCGCCAACACCTCGGAAAATGCAGCATTTGGAGCGTATTCATTTTACAGCAATACCACAGGTACTAGAAACGCAGCTTTCGGACATCAATCTTTATACCGTAGTACAGGCAATGATAATATGGCAGCAGGGTATTTGTCATTAAATAGCATGACAAGCGGCTCGAAAAACACCGCTTTGGGCGGATATGCAGGGGATAAGATAGGCACAGGAACAAGCACAAATACAAACTCAAATAACAGCATATTCATTGGGTATGATACAAGGCCATTAGGATTGACACAAACTAACCAGGTTGTGATTGGATATGGAACTACGGGCCTTGGAAACAACACAACAGTGCTAGGTAATAGCAGTACATCCACAACAGGACTTTACGGAAACATTAGGCTTGTTTCCGGCATGGCAACAGCCCCTGCAAGCGCAACGGCGGCGGGCACGGTGGGCGATGTGCGCATAACGGCAACATACATCTACGTTTGCACCGCAACAAATACATGGGTAAGATCCGCATTAACAACATGGTAAAAAATTAAACTTAAAAATATGAAACAGATTAACCCCGTGCCCATGTGGATTAACGGAAAAAATGTAAACGCTGAATTTATAAATGTAATTAGCGTAAATGATAATTTGCAAAATTCTGCAACTTTTTATTATCAATTATTGAGCGTTACAAATGATGTTTTAGTAACAGGAAATTTGACTATGTCTGGAGATGAATATTTAAATAATACTTTTTCGATTAAACTTTTTTTATACATTTTCTAACGATAAGTGAAGGTAAATAGTTCGCCTGTTTGGGTTACATCACCCACGGGCAAAGTTACAATATTCCCGTTTATTTGCAGATACATTGTGTTTGTCGTGTTGGCGTTTGTGATTCCTTTTACTTGTCCGCTACGTGTTGCAATTACCACTATTTTGTTTGCAATTTCACTAACATAAAACTGCGATAATCCTGCATCGGGAGTAATGTAAACCGTTAGCGGTGTGCCGCCTGCGCTGTTGTTTCCATAGGTACGTGTAAAGCCGGGAACGTCACCTAAATAAATAGGACATGTATATGCTTTCGATTCCGGAAA